CGCGCAGGAAACTTACACTGCAAGATATCAACATGAGACAATCGCTCTCGCTTTCTCTATCACTGAGGAAGCTGTTGAAGATAACTTGTATGATAAGATTTCAACTCGTTATACGAAAGCACTAGCACGTTCTATGGCTCAAACTAAGCAACTTAAAGCTGCTGCAATTCTAGATGGAGCTTTCACTACTTCTACAGGTGGTGATGGTGTTGCACTTTGTGCAACTAACCACCCAGTAATTGCTGGAACGTTTGCAAATGAGTTAGCAACACCTGCTGACTTATCTGAAACTTCATTAGAGCAGTCTTTAATTGACATTGCTAAAATGACAGACGAGCGTGGACTAAAGATTGCTGCTAAGGGAATGAAACTAATCATTCACCCAGCTCAGCAATTTGCAGCTGAAAGAATCATGAAATCTGCCAACAGAGTTGGTACTGCTGATAATGATTTGAATGCTATGAAATCAATGGGAATGATACCACAAGGATTTGTGGTAAATAACTTCCTAGCTGATTCAGAGTCTTTCTTCATTAAGACAGACGTTCCTAACGGAATGAAACACATGGTTCGTGCACCAATCAAAACTGCCATGGAAGGCGATTTTGAAACTGGTAACGTTAGATATAAAGCTAGGGAAAGATACAGCTTCGGCTTCTCTGATCCTAGAGGTATCTTCGGATCTCCAGGTGTATAATCAGTAAGGTTATAAACCATTTTAAGGGGCGCTTCGGCGCCCCTTTTTATTTGCATAAAGTATTTAAAAAGCGTATACTCGCTAATCTGCGATAAAAAACTAATGTAGACGCGCGCAGGCGACGGCCTAGAGACTACATTAAACACAACTAGGAGGATTAAATCATGGCTTCAACAACTTTTTCCGGACCGATTAAGGCTGGAACAATTAAAGAAACTACCGGGTCTACTCTCGGTAAAGACGTAAAAAACACAGGACAAGTAGTAATGTCTCAAACACACTTGATTGATTTATCAGGTGGTGCAATTGCTGCAGGAGCAACTAACATGGTTATTCCAGCAAATTCACAAATTATAGACTGTATTATAGATTCTGTTGTTGCTGCATCAGGTGCAACCAATTTAAGTATTGGTGACACTGTAGGTGGAGCTACATCAATACTTAACACTTTTGCACTAGGTACAGCTGTTGGTAGAAAAAGACCAACAACAGAAGCTGGTGGTGCATTAGCTTGGTCTGATACAGGTTCTGCTGATATTAAGTTAACTATAACTGCTTCAGCGGCTACGAATGCCGGATCAACTAGAGTTACAATTCTGTACGCACAGAATAACAACTTAGGTTAATAAATAATTAATGTGGGGCTTCGGCCCCACATATTTTAAGGAGATTATATTATGTCAGGTGGCGGATCATTTACATCAGATCAAAGGACAGCTCACGCAACGGCTGATGGACAGTTAGTTACTGGCCCTTGTAGAGTTACATCTATTCAAGCAGAAGGCGTAGCAAACGCAGCTGTTGTATTGTATGACAATACTTCTGCAGCAGGAACAGCTCACACTTTTAAATTTGGCACGGAAGGACTAAGTGTTTTTATTCCTGGAAGTGGTATAAGATTTAAAACAGGTTGTTTTTTAGATTTAACAGCTACTCCAGGCGTTACTGTAACATTTAACTAGGAGGTTAGATGGCAACATCAGGTACTACTAATTTTGAGAGTGGTTTCTTAATTGATGATATTATTGAAGAGGCTTACAATCGCGTAGGCCTCGACAGTGTTAGTGGATATCAATTAAAATCAGCAAGACGTTCTTTAAACATAATGTTTCAAGAGTGGGCCAATAGAGGTTTGCATTATTGGGAGCTAGGTAATCTTGAAATTGATCTTGTTGAAGGACAAGCTGAATATAAGTTTTTTAGAAACTCTGCTGATGGCACAAGTGCTACGTCTATCCCTAATGGCGTTTATGGTGTAGATGATGTTTTAGAAGCTGCCTATAGAACTAATAGGGCTACAACCAGTCAATCGGACTCTTCTTTAACAAAAATAGACAGAAGTACATATCAAAGTTTATCTAATAAACTTAATAAAGCTCAACCTACACAATACTACGTTCAAAGATTTATAGATAATACTACAATTAGTTTTTACCCAACTCCGGACGCTACAGCGGCTGCAAACCATATTACAATGTACTATATTAAACGTATTCAAGACGTAGGCGGATACAGCAACAATGCTGATGTTCCTTATAGATTTGTTCCTTGTATGACTTCAGGGCTTGCATACTATTTATCTCAAAAAGTAAATCCACAAGTTACTCAACAATTAAAAATGTTGTACGAAGATGAATTAAATCGTGCATTAGTTGAAGATGGTTCTTCAACAAGTACTTTCATAACACCAAAAGCATATTACCCAGATGTCTAAGTTTGCATCAGGTAAATACGCTAAAGCTATTTCAGACCGAAGCGGTATGGAGTTTCCATATAATGAAATGGTAAAAGAATGGAATGGTTCTTTTGTACATAGGTCAGAGTTTGAATCAAAACATCCACAACTAGAACCAAGAGCTCATTATGGTGATGCTCAAGGTTTACAAAATGCAAGACCTGCTAGAACAGAACCACCTGTAGCACATCTTTTAGCAGAGGATTCTATGGCAGCAGGACCGGTAGATTCTATTTTAGTTACAGTAAATCAACCGGCGCACGGATATAGCACCGGGGACCGCGTTAGATTTAGAGGAGCAGACCCACACTTTCCAGACTATCCACAAGTGGCTAGAGTCGATGCAGATAATATAAATGATGCTAGAGGACACTTGGTTACAAAAGTTGATGACAATAATTATACTTTTAGTCCTAATGATTTAGTAGAACAGTTTTTAACTGACAACTGTGTTCCAGGAACTACAACTGTTTATGTAGACATGGACGGAGTGCAAACAGAGTACTATCAAAAAGTTGCTTCTTACCTACAGTCTGTCGGACAACTTCCTCTTGGTGAATGGTACGACATGACTCCAGCTGATGAACTAGCAGCTATTGCATCTATTCCTGGTACTCCTGGTTGGTTTGCAGCTTTAGATAAAAGAGCAGAAGCTGACGCATTAGTTGATCTAGTAATTGCTAAAAATGGTAGTTGGGATGTATTAACTACAGATGCCGGCACAACTGGTAACGCAGCAAAACTATCTTGGGTAACTACAAATTTTGGTACTCCTGGATCAGGTGTAGGCAGGGCTCCAGCAACTTTTACAGCCGCAGCAAACTTTAATAAAGGAGTTTACGGAGGCCCTAACAAACTACTAATTGATGATAGAACAGATTATGTTAATCAATTTGTAAATGCTGGAGGTAAAGCCTTTAAATATTATGAAAGTGGTGGTATAAGAAACTTTGGAGGGACAGGAAAATCAGTAGGACCTGTTACATTATTACCATGACCACATACGCAGAATTAGTAACACAAATTAGAGATTATTCAGAGACAGATAGTGCTGTTTTAACTACAACTATTATTAATGATATTATTGCAAATGCAGAAGACAAAATATTTAGAAATATAGAATTAGATTGTTTTAAAGAATACATCAGCGGTAATACAGCTGCTAATAACAGATTTGTAAGTTTACCGGGACAAACTACTTCTGCTACTACACCTACAATTAGTGATATTGCAACAATCAGATATGTGACTCTTTATACTAACTCAGGTACGAAAGAAAGATCTGAGCTTGTAAGAGTAGATGTTGATTTTTTAAATGAATACTATCCAACCCCAGAAGTAGGTTCAACTGCTAAGCCTAGATACTATGCGACTTGGGATATGGGTAAAATAGCTATTGCGCCTACACCAAATGCGGTGTATAAATTTGAGATTGGTATTACTAAAAAACCTACAGGCTTAAGTTCTAGTAATACGACTACATGGGTCAGCGTCAATGCTGAACGTGCTTTATTATATGCCTGCATGGTTGAGACTTTTAAATTTTTAAAAGCACCACAAGATCAACAAGTTTACGAGCAAGCTTATGCTACAGCTGTACAAGAGCTGGCTCAAGAACAGTTGGGTAAAAAACGAAGAGACGAATATAGAGATGGAAGTTTACGGATTAAAGTTCCTTCTCAAAACCCTTAATAGGAGAAAATTATGGCAATATCACAAGCAGTTTGTAATGTTTTTAAACAAGAGCTTTTAAAAGGTAATCACGACTTTGACGGTGGTGGCACTTACTATATTGCGCTTTATACTTCTTCAGCAACTATGGGTGCAACTACTCTAAAATATGTAACAACTAACGAAATAACAAACGCTTCTGGTTCTGCTTATACAGCAGGTGGAAAAGTTTGTGGCAGCCCATCAGTAACTGGTGGTCAAAACTCTACTACTGCTTTTGTTGACTTTGATAATGTTAGTTGGGCTAGTGCTTCATTCACTGCGAATGGTGCATTAATTTACAGACAAGATGGTAGTGGACCAACTAATGATGCTGTTGTTGTGTTAGCGTTCGGTGGTGACTTTACAGCTTCAAACGGAACATTTGAAATTCAATTCCCAGCAAACGGTGGTGGATCAGAGATCATCAGATTAGGATAAGGAGTTTAAATGGCCCTTGTTCTTAATGATCGAGTCAAAGAGACTAGCACCAGCACAGGTACGGGTACAATAAATCTCGCTGGAGCCTCTCAAGGCTTCACGACTTTTGTTGCTGGTATCGGTAATGGTAACACTGTTTACTATTGTATTGAGCTTGATGGTGGATCTGAATTTGAAGTAGGTATTGGTACTGTCACTGACGCAACTCCCGACACACTCTCACGTGACACAATTCTTAGAAGTTCTAACTCTAACAATGCTGTAAACTTTGGCGCAGGTACAAAAAATGTATTCTGTACACAACCTGCTAGTAAAGCAGTGTTTGAGGATGCAAGCGGTAACGTAACAGTTGCCGGCACAGTTGATGGCATTGACATACAAACTAGAGACGGAGTTTTAACTTCTACAACCACTACAGCAAATGCCGCCTTAGCTAGAACTGGTGGAACGATGACTGGTCAAATAAGTTTTGGTGATAATGTCAAAGCTAGTTTTGGAGCTGGTGACGATTTAGAAATTTTTCATGACGGTTCAAATTCAAACATAAGTGATGTAGGCACTGGAAAATTAGTACTAAGAAGTAATGGTACTGGCGTTGATATTAATAAAAACAGTTCTGAAAATATCGCTAAATTTATTGTTGACGGTGCTGTTCAACTTTATCATGACAATTCAAAAAAATTCGAAACTACTAGCACAGGAACAGATACGACAGGAAACATAGTTGTTTCAGGTACAGTCGATGGCGTTGATATCGCTGCAAGAGACGCCGTCTTAACTTCTACAACTACAACCGCCAATGCAGCTTTACCTAAAGCTGGTGGTACTATGACAGGAGCTACTATACATGGCGACAATGTAAAATCTCAGTATGGTGATAGTAATGATTTAGAAATATTTCACGATGGTACAGACAGCGTTATTAAAGACGCTGGTACTGGAAACTTAAGACTACAAGGAACGGATGTTAGAATAGCAAATGCCGGAGGAACTGGAGATTTTCTTCGTGGAACTGATGGAGGTGCTGTTGATTTATGTCACAACGGAACAGTTAAGTTTTCTACTACTGCATCTGGTGCGTCTGTAAGTGGTAATGTAGCTGTTTCTGGAACAGTTGATGGCATTGATATTGCAACAAGAGACGCAGTATTAACTTCCACAACAACAACTGCAAATGCTGCCTTGCCAAAAGCAGGTGGCACGATGACAGGTAATATTGCACATGGCGATAATGTCAAAGCTACATTTGGTGCAAGTAATGATTTAGAAATTTACCATGACGGCACTAATTCATTTATCAAAGATGTTGGAACTGGTGGATTATATTTAAGAGGTGATGCAGTTTTAGGTTTAGGTGTATCTAACGAGACAGCCGTACAATGTAATTTGAATGGAGCCGTAAATATTTATTATGATGATGTAAAGAAGTTTGAAACAACTTCTGCTGGTGTAGTTGTAACAGGAACTGTAGGAGGTGATGTTGTATCAGCACACACCGCAGAAACAAGTATTGCAAGTGATGACCTTATTGCAGTTTACGATACATCAGCAAGTGCAATTAGAAAAGCAACTATTGCAAACGCCGCTCTAGCTGGACCGACAGGACCTACTGGACCGACAGGACCTACTGGACCCCCAGGATCTAATGGATCAAATGGTTCTCCAGGACCTACAGGACCAGACGGACCTTCAGGTGGTACAGGACCGACAGGACCGACAGGACCTTCAGGTGGCACTGGTCCATCAGGACCTCCAGGACCAAGTGGTGGCACAGGACCTACAGGACCGACAGGCCCAACTGGACCAACAGGACCAAGTGGTACGATTACAAACACATCTTATCAAATGACAGCGTTAGGTGTTGGAACCGGTGCAGGACCAACGGGCCAAATTCGAGCGACCTCAAACATCACAGCGTATTACAGTGACTCGCGTTTAAAAGACTTTGAAGGACCAATTGATTCTGCTTTAGATAAAGTAAAAGCCATAGGCGGTTATTATTTTAAAGAAAATGATTTAGCCAGATCGTTTGGATATGACAACGATAAACGTCAAGTAGGTGTTAGTGCTCAAGAAGTTGAAGCAGTTTTACCTGAAGTAGTTACTGAAGCACCATTCAATTCTGAATACAAAAGTGTTTGGTATGAAAAACTTGTCCCTCTATT